GATTATCTTGCCGCTGCTGCTGTTGATGCTTTCACGCGCCGCATTCACTGCTGCGCTGAAGTACGCGTTAAAGCCGGTTTTGGAAAGACTCAGATCGATTCCAAGGGTCAAACCATTTCTCAACCAGGCATCGACCTTGAAGCATTATATGCTGAAGAGGATCGTACCTGTGCAGTCGAATTCAAGATCATGGTCCCCAATTCTGGTGGCCGTGGTTTTACACCTCTCTGTGAAGATTGGATTTCCTATCGCGAAATGAGTGACTATATCTTAGAACAAGCCACCATTCATCGCACTCGAAAAGGAGGTCTTACTGATACCAGAGAGTATCTCGACCTTATTTCACATGAAGCCTGCCCTCATGGCTTCTTTGATTCTGAGAAATGTAAAGAATGTAGTCCCCCTAACATGTGGACGGACCTCCAACCCACTTCTGATGGTGGTCCTGACATCCACGTACCCTACAGTTTTAATCGTTTCGTCTTTGACGCTACTGATACACTATGGGTAATATGTTACTACCTTCTTAGCATTATACATTATCCTTTCAAGTTCATTTCTTGGGTCGATGCAAAACTCGACCATTACCACGCATCCCGAATGGTAATTCAACAGGATATTTATACTGCCCAAAACTTAGTGGATCGCTTAGACTCCGTACTTACTCGCTACGCGAAATATCGTGAAGAGATTATTGTTAGAGGCAGCAAGGGACTTTATGTTCTTATCGCTGTTGTCTCTGGAGTCATCGCCATGAAAGTTTACCAAGCTGCAAAACCTGCAAAGAAAGAAGAAGAAGAAGAAGACACATTTCCTTATTTCACTCATACGAGCGATTATCCTGATATTGTCTTTCCTACTGACGCTTCTGACGCCATTCCATACCAGCCCACCGCTATTACCGAAGAACTTATCGGTGGTAAGCCATCCGGCCAATTGGAAGGAAACCGCTGGGACCGCGATGAAGGGTTTATTGAACCTGGAATCAAATCCCAATCTCCGACTGAAGTCGTTGAGCGGCGCGTGAAACGTAACCTCATAGTTGCTGAATTCCGTCTTAACGGACAAAGCAAGGTTATGCGAACGCACCTTTTTGGTGTCTCTGACCAGTACGCTGTCGGCGTATGGCACACTCTCCGCCATTTCGCCGAGGGCAAAGCTAGTTGCAGCATTATCCGATTCAATGAAACTAACCTAGGCATGAACGTCACTTCTGAACACGTAATGCATGGTAGTTCTAAACTCTGCACCCGTATAGGTAAAGATCTTGGAATTATCAAACTAGTTGATGTTAATTGTTTCGTCGATCTCATTGACCACTTTCCTGTGAAGGCACAATACCTCGGTAGTGCCCGTACCGTTAAGGGTTTCAACATGTACCGCAAACGCGAATCTCCTCATTCCCTTACCAAAGTGGATTTCCGAGGCGCATTCAATGTGGTTACATACCCTGACACTCACATTACTGGAGAACAATACAAAAGTCCAGTATTCCAAGGATATTTCAATGACACCCACAATGGGCATTGTGGTTCACCTCTGATTTCCCAAGTCGGAAGTTTATACCACATTAACGGTATTGCAGTCGCATCCAATTTAACTGCAAACATCGTTGCCTATCACATCGTCGACCAGGAGTCGATCAACCGTGGAATTGCCGCTATTACGCGCTCCCACAGTGTTCTTTCTCCTACTAGCTCGGTCGACTTTATTGGAAGCAAGGTCCTTGCAGACAGGCTAGACGAAGTCAAAGCCTTAACTTCTCGCGATCATGCTTACTACATCCCACCCGAAGAGCGCGGTTCTATCCGCTGCCACGGGTCCTTGTCCACCGCTCGGACATCCAAAATGCAATCCAACGTTGTTGAGATGCCTCTCAAGGAGCCTCTTTTTAAGAGCTTCCCCAAAGATTATTTTCACAATCTCATTTCTCCTATTTTTAATGGAACTTTGAAGGACGGCAAATGGGTGTCTCCTGAGCGTAACGCTCTCAGAGATTACGCTAAACAGGTCACCGGCATTAACATCGAACATCTCGACGCTGCCGTTAACGACCTTGTAGTTAAACTCTGTGAGATTGAAGACTTTGAGCATGATAACATCTGGGATCTGGAGACCTGCATTAATGGTCAGCCAGACTCGGAAGCTAAACCTATGCCCAAAAAGACTTCCGCCGGCTTCGGTGAAGGAGGTAAGAAATATCATCACCTTGAATATTCTGACCCAGATCATCCAGATCATCCTCACTACATGAAGCTCACTCCTGAAGCTCAAGAAAAGTTCAATACTATGCTAGACATGGCTAGTAGAGGTGAACGATTCGGAATTATCTTTCAGACCTGTCCTAAGGACGAACCGCGCGCTGCGGAAAAGGTCGACGAGAGGAAAATTCGTATCTTTACCATTGGACCTCTTTGTTTTTATCTTTTAAACAAGAAATTCTTTGGAGCTTGGATGTCTATCTTCACCAAGAACTTTCTCAAGTCAGAGACTGCAGGTGGCGTCAATCCCTTTGACTCCGCTTGGGGCCGTATCTTTAAGATTCTTGCTAAGCACCCAAACATTATTAACGGTGACTTTAGTAAATTCGACAAGAAGTCCTCAGTACTCTTGATCATGGCAGCTTTTACCGTCATCATCAAAGTAAAGCAGTTCTTTCTGGCTAAGAAGGGTCTCAGAATGAGCACCGAGTACTACAATTCTTGTATTGCTATTGCCAGCGAGATTGCTAATCCCCTCATCCTTATGGATAGGTGTTTGATCCAGCTCCCTGGCTCTTTGTCATCTGGTGTTTTATTGACTTTTATCATTAATAACATCATCAACTCCTTATACATCCGCTTAGCGTATTTCCACACTCTAAACGATCTCATGGCCGGCAAAATACCCGTGTCACAATTACGAGATTCATTTAAGGAAAACGTTGAGTTTTTCGGACTTGGAGATGACAACACTTATTCTGTGTCTGACTATTGCAAAAGCTTTTTCAACTTCCGTACCATTCAAAGTTATTTCAAAAGCATTGGCCTCAGCTACACCGCTGCAGATAAATCAGACAACGTTTACGGCACTCTTCCTCTTGAGTGTGCTACCATCGGTAAACGTAAATGGACATGGAATCAAGAATACGAGATTTGGACCTGCCCTATTGAGAAACCCTCTATTATGAAGACTCTCACCGTAGGCCTCAAATCTAAAATCCTCACTGTACAACAACACGAAGATTCTTGCATTAGTTCCTGCCTTCCTGAGCTTGCTCAACATGGTCGCGAGGAATATAATGCTCGAGTTGCAGACTTACGTGCTGCTCGCCCTTTGTACGATTATCCTACTTACGAGTATTTCATGCTTAAACAGAAGGCTAATGAGGTGACTCCGTGGATCCAAGACGAAATGTCTCCCGAACACATGGAGTTTCTTCCCCTGAACTAAGCTGTGACGTTCGGTTTTTAACCACGCCAATTAGCGGCTGTATTTGATCACTATTGTACTTAACAAACATATCATATGAGTATATTTAACAGCATTACAGCGACAGTAGGAACGACTTTTCAGTCGTAATGATTCTTAACCGCCTATCTTTAAGGACTAGCATCCTAATAGGGTTTGAATCTGATATGTACGTCCAGCACCGGGTCGAGGCACCCAGCTGTAACGTTTCATCGCCTTCCTACCACATCTACCCAGCCTGCCGGCTCTACAGGCAACGCATCCGACAAAGGTGCTGAGGAAGTTATTTCCGCCGACAATTTTCAAGTAATGGAAATGGACCCTGTCACAGTACAGGAACAGACCGCTACATTTAAAGAAGAAGCGTCCACTTACTCAGTTAACATCGCCGCTCCCCGCGATTCTACCTTTACAGACGGATATTCTGACAATGTCCCGCTTGGACAGTTTCTGGCTCGCCCAGTGCTGATCAACAGCGACACTTGGACAACCAATTTTAACGCGTCAACTGACTTTAAGACTTTTGACCCGTGGACTCTATGGCAGAGTGACGCTCGTGTAAAAGCGAAGCTACAAAACTTTGCCTACGGTTCGTGGGATCTCAAGCTGCGTTTTGTTGTTAACGGTTCGCCCTTTCAGTACGGACGCAATATGATTGTGTACGTGCCGTACGGCGACGCTCAGCAGAACACGTCAACCGCACGCAACCAGACTGCTATGGCGATGGTAAATTGGGGAACCGCTGGCAACGGAACTTCTGACGGAGGTCATGAAGATATGTTTCGCCACTTCTCCACATACCCACACGCCTTTTTGAATCCGTCGTCAAACCAGGTTATTGAAATGACTCTGCCTTTTATTTGGCACAACAATTACATATCCATTAACGGAACGACGATAGACTCAAAAGAGTCTCTCGGCAACATTTTGATGTTTGATATCAACCCTCTCCGCATTGCTAATGTTAATGCGCCACAGATCGTGCGCTACAATGTTTATGCATGGGCTGAAAATCTCAAGCTCACCATGCCAACGGAGTTTACTCCTACTGGCTCCTTCGGATCCTCTCTCTGCGATTGCGTAGAACGCGAGAAGAAACGAGAAGAAACCCCTTGGCTTCTCTCCGAATACGATTTTGTTGCTACCTCTGATGAATACGCTGACGGTCCAGTCTCAGCTATGTCGTCTGCAATTGCAGCGGCAGCTGGCAACCTAGTGAATGCTCCTGTCATAGGGCCGTTCGCTAGAGCCACTGAGATTGGTGCTGGAGCTATCGGTAATATCGCTTCTCTGTTTGGATTCTCTGCTCCTCCAATGGTGCAGAACCCAGACAGGTTTGTAGCGAGAAACCATGGCCGGCTTGCCAACACATCAGGGGAAGATTCCTGTTATTCTCTTGCTCTCGACCCGAAGCAGGAGATTACAGTAGATCCTCGCACCGTTGGTGTACACCCCAGTGATGAAATGTCGATTTCGTCTATCGTTACTAGGGAGCAGTGGTTAGCTCGTGCTGACTGGCGTGGCCAGTTCGGACAGTTTTCCACTGCTGGTACTAATGAAATTTTATTTGCATCACTAGTATCACCAAACCAACAACATCACTCAACTATCGGCGCAACACGCTGCCACATGGACACACCTGCTGGCCACGTCGCTAACATGTTTGAGTTTTGGAAAGGATCGATTACTTATAGGGTAGAAGTAATCTGCACCCCGTATCACTCTGG